CGCCGAAGACCGAGTTGATCATGTCGATGAACCCACCATCATTCATGGGCGTGCCTCCTCAAGCGCCGCCACCCGGGCGGTGAGTTCCTTGACGGCCTCGATGAGAAGGCCGGTGATATTGCCGTAAGCGACAGAGAGCTGACCAGCCTCATTGTCGCGGACCACCTCGGGTAGGACCGGCTCCACTTCCTGGGCGATGACGCCGATTTGGCGGCTTCCATCCATGGTGAAGCGCACCCCGCGCAGGGCGGAGACCAGAGTCAGCGCATCGGCGATGGTCTCAACATCGGATTTCAGGCGGGCGTCGGACGAAGAGACGAAGTTCGGGGCAGTGACGACCCCAGTGAAGGTTGCCCCAGACAAGGCCGCTTTCGCTGCAATCGCCGTGTCATAATCGGCCGCCGACTTCGTCGCCATTGTCCCGAGGCCAAGGTTCGTGCGCGCCATGGCCGTGTTTGCAAGCCCTGCCAGATTGCCCGCCGCATCGAGAAGCGCGTCCCAGCCCGTGTTGGTGGCATTCCGGCGGCGCAACACGGGCGGAGAGACCGAGGTATCGACCCAGAGCATGCCCGCTGTCGTCGCTGTTGGCGCCGAGGCCCCGGCACTCGTCGACTGCAGCGTGGCAATCACCTCATTGATCCGCGCCCGAACGGCCGCGCCCGCATCGTTCGCGATCACGAAGCTGGATGTCTGGGGCATTACGCGACCTCATCGGCATAGAGCCGCAATTGGCTGACGATGGGCGTGTAGGACGCATCCTTCGTCGTGAGAAACGCCCGCGCCTGAACCGCGCGGGCCTCGATTTCATGGTTGTCGAGACGGCCCCAGGGACCCCAATTCGGCGAAGCGGCGGGATCGTCATCGGTCTCGCGGATCTCGAAGAGCACGTCGATTTCCGCGCCAGCCGATCCGTCGAAGTCGGCCCATGTGTCCATCAGCGTGGTTCTGGAGTCGATCCGGTCATTCAGCGCGAGCGCTGCCACGCCGATTTCAGATCGCAGCCGCACCCGTTTCACAGCCCCAAGATCAAGCCCTGCAGCAAAGTCGTACTGCCCCTCCATCGCGGTCACTTGCGTCACACCATTCAAGGTCGACGTGGCGAGCGTGAGGTTCGAACCCGTGATCTGCAGCCCGGATTTCGGGCCGAAGAACCCGGGATCGGCCTGCAGGAAGTCCAAGGTCGAGAAGGCCAGCACCTGCGCGCCCTTGGTCGAGACACGGGTCTCGGGTCCTGCGCGCCCGCCGCTGTCCTCGGCCCGCACCAGATATGTGCCGGGTTTCAGCGGCACGACGGCAATCGCCTCGCCGCCCGAGACCCGGTCCATCGAATAGCTGTCGGCCCAGGTGGCCGTCGCTTCCTTCGAGTGCCGAATGACGATGTTGCCGCCCACGCGGACATCGGGATCGACCGACCGCATCCATTTGAGGATGGCAAGACCACCTGCCGTTTGCAGCGTCACGTTTTCGAGCTGCGCGGGCGGTGCCGTCAAACCGAGAATCTCAACCGTGCTCGTCTGCCAACTCGACGAGACACCCAAGACCGAGATCGCCTTCACACGGAAGCTCCAAGCCCCCGGCGCGATGTCGCGGATCTCAAGGCTGGTTCCATCGGTCCGCCCATAATCCTGCCAAGCCCCCGTGCCTTGGCGTGCCTGCAGCTGATAGGCCGCGACAAAGCTTGAGGGTGCTGCGGCCCAGGTGACCCGCGCCAAAACCTTGAGCCCGCCGCCATCACGGGTGACATAGATCTCCTCAGCCACCTGCGGCGCCCCCGGCGCTGGGATATCCCGCGCGGACGGCAGGCTGGTGCGGGGTGCTGCCGCATAAATCCGCGCTTCCGAGGCCGCCCAGTCGTACACCAAGGGCGAAGTTTCGCGCAGAACGAGTTCTGGCAGCAACAGCGCGCCATCGCCGGATGCGGTTAGATCAAGGCTAACCCCATGCACCTCAAACGGTTTGGCAGCAAAGCCCCAGCGCGCATAGGAGAGCGTCACCACATCACCCACCGTTGCGGCCCAGGCCGAGAGCTTGCCCGAGAGCCGCACCGTCATCTGCCGCCGGGCACGTTCAAGTTCAATCTTGGCCAGCCGCTGCGCCATGGAGGCCGAGATCGTGAAGGGCAGCGAGATATCGCGCCACCGCCGCTCTCCACCGTCCTCGGCGAGATAGACATCACTTGCATAGGCCGGGAAGTCATCCGGCTGCCAGTCGTTCTCGGGGCTCACAAACTGGCCCCGAACCGCGTTGAAGTTGGACGACATTGTCACGCGCGTCGCCAAGGTGAGACCACCTTCGCGGACATGGTCCGAGGTCAGCGCCACCGATGGCGCGGCCCAAGCCCCGGCATGGATGCGCCAGGACCCGCCCGAGAAGGCGCAGCGCCCGGCAAAGGACGAGAGCATCCCCTCAATGATCGTCTTTGGAGGCTCAGAAAGCGAGATCACCCCATTGCAGGCATAGCGCGGCTCCGTCCCACCCCCGACCTTGACCACCACCTCATCACAAATGTTGGCCGCCTCAACGAGGCTCATCCGGTCAACACCATCCGGCGCTCCGATCTCAGTTCGGATCCCGAACTCAGGGTGCGCCATATAATCGGCAAGGCACAGCGCGGGGTTTTCTGAATAGGCATAAGTTTCTGTGCGGGGGTCAAAGATGTCGTCTTTGCCCTCCAGGTCCACCGTGATGTTCGGAATGCCGCCCGGGAAAGCATCCTGATCATAGGTGAGCCGCAGCCGGATTGCCGCGCAGCCCCGCAAACGGTGGTTCTCGGTCCACTTATCAGGCAGCGCGGCCTTAAGGCCCGAGAAGGCTGTCTGGTTGGCGGTGCCGAGTTTCTTTTCGACGAGGACTTTTCCGGCCCAGCGACCCTGGGCGACGCCGGCAGCACTGAGGGCCATCTCGCCTTCAAAGTAGATGGCCCCGATGGATTTGACCCGGTGCGCCGCAAGGACGATGACCAGATCGAGGTATTGGTTTTCTGATCCGGAGGAATGCAGAAAGACGATGACCCCGCCTTTGCGGGTGCGCCCGTAAACAAGATCGCGCGGCATCACAGGCTCGCGCACCGTGACCGTCCGCGCCTGCAGCGTCATCTGTGGCTTTGGCATCAAGGCTTGGGCCGCATAGGACAGAAGCAGCGTACCCCCTATCCGAATGAGGGCTGCCCCAATGCCACCGGCGGCCAAAACGCCGCCAATCGCCCCCGCGACCGCGGTGACGGCTGTCACAATGAAGGGCATGGGGAGTGTCTCGTCTAAATGGGTCGCGTTCAGATGGGCCAGGCAAGTCGACAAGAGGTGAGCGACGCGAAGGTAAGACCCTCAGGTGCAAGACCCACAGCGGTGGCGCCGATCACCACGCCGAAGCCAAGCCCAGTGTCCGTCAGCACAATGTCCCCGCGCTGCGCCAAAAGTGGGGTCGCGCGCGGTTCTCCCAAGAGCGCACGCCCCATGCCCTCTGGGGAAGCCCAGCCAAGGCGGCGCATCACACGCAGGCCCCCGAGATGCGTTGTGTAGCGCCCGCGCCAGAGGCCCGCGATATCCTCGCCGCCGGTCAGGATCATCCGTGTCTCGAAGGCAAAGGTCGGGCAGTCATGGAGGCCCCAGATGAAGGGTCGCTCGCGGGCGGTGTCGATCACCGATGCAAGCAGGCGTTCCCAGTGTTCAACGCGTGGCATGTCTATCCCCGCCCCCAGGTGATTTCTCTGTCCTGGATCGCGGTCACATATTCAAACCCGAGATCGCCTGGATGCAGCACCTGCTGACTTTCGTGGGTGTAGCGCCAGGTCCGCGCCACGGTGAGATCAATGAGCCGGCTTTCATAGCTGATCGTAATCGTGCAGGTGTCCGCGTCATCCTTGATTTCTGGGACATCAAGGCGACCAGAGAAGGCCTGAACGGGATCAGCGATGATGCTGCCATTCTCGGCCAGAAGCCCCAGCCAGATCCGACCCGGCAGGCCCTGACGCGCTTCGTCTATTGCAATCTGCACGAGATCCAGCGGCACGCCAGAAAGCGACACGGCCGTTCCACCAGCTACGACCTCGCCGGTCTCATCGATGCCCCCGAGGCCAAGCAACGAGCCTGCGCCAGACCAAGTTCGTCCGTTCCAAGTGACAGACCCAAGGCCCGACCAGATCCGCACCCAGCCCGTGGCAAACTGGCCTTCAAAGAAGATGACTGGCCGCAGCGACTGATCCGCCAGTGCCGTGGCGAAGGCGGGTGTGATGTTACGCGACATAGGAGCTCGCTTTCACATGGCTTTGGTCAGAGCGCTTCGCGCGCGGAGAGGGTGAAGCGGTGCTGATCCGCGCGGCCAATCACTGTGGGCACAGGTGCGGTGAGCCTCAAGAGCACCGACGGGGCGCTGAGACCAAGAAGCGCACCGGCCGGGACTGAGGCTCTGAGCGGCGGCACAAAGTTGATCACCGCCTCGCTCCCGAGGGGCACGATATCCGCGGTTACCTGGTAAAGCCGGGTGGTGGCATCAGATCCGAGTTGAAAGAAGTCACCAGCCCTGAGGCCAACTCCCCATCCAGCAGTTTTCAGGGTGGAGGCGCCTGCGACTTGCGCCTCGGTGACATAGGGATTGCCCACCGCCACCGGCACCTCGATCGAGGGATCGGAGAAGAGGAACCGGCCCCGCAATCCGCCAAGGGCGGTAAAGAAGGCCGAAAGCCGACGCGCCTTGGCCCCTTGGGTCACCGCCATTTCAATCTGGTACTCCCACCAGGAGGCACCCCAGTCCTGGATCTGGGAGGTGCCAGTAAAAGGCGAGCGCGCCTCGGCGACCGACGTAACCAGCCGCCGCTCAAGTGAGGACACCAGCGTCAGAGACAAGACAGGAATAGCCATCTCAGATCACCTGACCCCGGCGCCGCCCATCGGCCACGCTTTCCTTCGCGATGCGGGCGATTTCTGGGATGGCTGCCCGCAGTCGCGCATCGATCTGCTCGGCCACGCCCATCTGCGCGCCGCGTGCGTCGATGTTCACGTGCACGCCGGTGCCAGCGCTGGCGCCCCGGCCGTAACCAGTAGCCTCGCGCCGATTAAGCACCCGTTCTCCACGCTGCAAGATGGCCGGCACCTCATCAGGTCTAAGTCCCGCCCAGCCGCCAGAATGCAGCCGGGGGGCATCTGCAAAGGCCGAGACTGGAACAGCTCGCATCGGTGCGCCCGCACCGACGATGCCGCCCGCATGCCAGATGCTCGCATTCACCATCGGGTTTGCGGCAGCCGCTGCCCCACCTCCGAAGACCCCACCGCCAAAGACGCCCGAAAGCGCTGAGGCCAAGGGGCCCAAGACCGCGTTCTTGAAGGCAAGTGTGGCAAGGTCCGCCAAGATCGAGGAGACCAGCGATTTGAAGTCAAACTTGCCGGTGGTGACAAATTGGCGGAAGGCGCTTTCCGCCGAGGAGAAGGCAGACGTCAGCGTCTCGCCGAGCCCCTTGCCCCAATCCATGGCCCCCTTGGCGTAGTCAGCCAAGGACTTCGTGACCTGGACCCAACCGGTCGCCGCGTCTTCTGCGGCCTTCTTGGCCGCACCACCCGCCCCACCTGCCGCCTGGCCTGCGGCGTCAAACTCGTCAGACACAGCGCCAGCCACTTCGGCAGCGCCGGCCAAAGCGTCTTCGCCTTCCGTGC